CCCCACCTTCTCGGGGGGTGCCTGATACAAGATCGAGCAGTCTGGGTGTGCAAGGGTAACTAAACTTGTGCACTTCGAAAGGAGGTGAGCACAGTGAAACTACTCACAGCACCTGAGAAGGCTTTTGTCTTGTTTAGTCTGGTGTCAACTCTGGAGCCTCGTGTCATTAGTCTGAAACCGTGGTTTCATAACACGGTAAGCCGAATTGACTTGTGGTACAGGTCCGAGGGGAACCAAGGACTGAAGCGAGCGAAGGAAATTCTTAACTCGGGGTGGCTTATTGCCCTGGGTGAGAGTAATGGTGAACCTATCCCCTACTGCAAAGCAGTGGAAGACGGTGGCCAGTACATTCCAAAGCTAGTGCTTCCCTTTGTCGAATTCGCCCGCCGCGTTAACAAAACGCATAGGGTCATGTCGGCATTGCTCACCCTTGTCCGGGTTGTCGAGATTTGGAAAGCTCGGCACAGCGACAAGATGGTCAACGACCAGCTGAGGGTCATTAACGACTCGAAGCTCCCGCCTACGGCGGGTCCCATAATAGGGCAATTCGGAGATTTTCTTGAATTGTTCCTAGAATCTAATCCCCGGCATCCGTTCGTTAAGCGATTCAACGATTGGTTGCGAATCACCGACAACGATGGTTTGTACTACTCTGAGAAACGCGGCCCGAACAGGCCACTGTCAGAGGCAGCACACCTCGATTTTGTTACCATATCACGGTTCCGTAACTCGAAGGGTATTACCCTAGAGCAAGAGATCCGCGATCTTGGCACTGCAATGTGTCAAGAGCAGAGTCCTGGCCTGCCCTCTATGGAATCTCGGCCCCAGTTCACTTGTGAAATACCTTGTGAGCCTAAGACCTTGATTCCAGGGAAGATCACGCCAATCCTTGAGAAGGCTGGCAAGATCAGATTAGTGGCATCCCCTGACTACTACAGCCAGAGGGTCCTCAGACCTCTTCATCGGTGGTTATCTGGGTGTTTAACCGCACTCCCCGCTGATGCAACGTATGATCAACAGGGCACGGCCCTACCCAAAATCTGTAGGTGGCATGATGAAGGATTGAATGTTTACTCATTTGACCAGACATCTTGCACCGACCTATTCCCGTTCGCGATGCAGCTCACCGTACTTCGTAAGAGGTTCGGCGAGAAGTTCACGGCGCTTGTCGAGTCAGTGATGACCGACAGGGACTGGGAGATAACTTTACCTCAGTCGCTAACCAAGCGATGCGTCAGGTGGAGTGTTGGTCAGCCGCTTGGGCTCTATGCTTCATGGCCCTTGATGGCAGTAACCCACCATCTTCTGGTCCAATTCGCTTATTGGAGAGCCTCTTCTCGTCCTGAGAAGCCAAAGTTCTTCGGCGAATACGTCATCTGTGGTGACGACATTGTAATCGGCTCTAAGCCGGTTGCCAATGAGTACCTGGCCCTTTGTAAAGGGCTTGGGATGCGCATCAACCGGGCGAAATCACACGAGACCGGAGGAGACACGGGGTTGTTACCGACCTCGGAGTTTGCGAAGGTGATTGTGTGGTGTGGCAAGCCGCTATTCCCGGTGAAGCCTAATCAGCTTTCCCGGGCATTAGACGACTGGAGATTGGCCGTTCCTTTTCTGATCGATCTTGCGGACTGGCGCGGATGGGGCGTTCGCCTCCGCTCCGCGCTTAGGTTCGTTGCTCGGACTTGGCCTTCACGAGCCAAGTACCTTACTCCCCTTCTCACAACCCCCAAACTTTTAGGGGGGGTCGGTTACAGGGATAGCGCCTCTTGGAGTTCCCACTTTTCATCCGTGAAAGTTGGGGCAATCCATCCTTGGTTGCTTTATATCTCCAAGAAGGTCCTCGCCAGGTTAAAGCTGTCAATGCGCCGACCGCGGGTAGCCCTTGAGACCGTTGTTAACGATCTCGCGGGGTCTCCCTCCCGTATAGAGCATCCCCTAACTCAGATTCTTCGGAGTCTTGAGGACAAAGCTCGTGCTAATGGCGAGCCCTACCCTTGGGAGTGGGACTTGCTACACACCGCTGGAGATGCAGTGGTATCAATTGCCCGGGACATCATCTGTAGCGGACCTAATAAGTTCGTTATGAGGTGGTTGGATCCGCCACCGGACGACGTTGAGCCCAGTCCATTCTTCATAGAATCGGACAGGGAGAAGTACTTTAAACAGTCCTCCTCGACCTGGAAGTGGGTTCAAGACCATCATGGCCTTCTTATGGCTAAGGATGGATCTGAGCTCCGCTTTTTGTACAGCAAGGTGTTCTATGACGACCTTTGGCCTACATGGAATGATATCCTTGAAGTGCAAGCCTCTAGCGTCAAAGCGGCGCTGGCGAAGACACG